TCCTCTACCGTCCAGCATTCCCTACATTCAGGTCCATAAATGGAGCTACTGTTTGGAATCTGCGCCATATTAGGGCTGCTGTGGGTCATACGACCTGTAACAGCACCGTTAGTGATCACCTTACCGTGTACTCTACCATCTTTCCCAACTGCAAGCAACCACGATTCAATCTGTGCTACTCGCTTACTAAGCATCAGGTACTCAGCAATGATCTGAGCTTCTGGTATCTTAACATTAGCAAGCACACCTTCATCAACAATCGGATGACCTGTCGGTGTGAACAACTTAGGTTTCCATCCAAGTTCCTTTAGCTTCTCTCCAATCTGCTGTCTGCTTCCCGGATTGAAAGTAACCACGCTGTCCTTGAGTCTCTTTCCCGTCTTGTCAGAGATTCGTTCAAGGGTAAAGGGAGGCCATCTCTCTTGCATTCTATCATATATTCCTGCCATTTTTGACTTGATGTCAGTAAGTAGGCAGGTTGCGTAGATTTGATCAAGTTTAAACCCATTCCTTTCTTGTTTGGCTATGATAGCGGCAACACTGTGTTCAAGTTCTATCGACTCCAGACTAAACTCTTTCTCATTCGTCTCAGTAACAAGCCTAAGATACAACTTAGCAGTAACCTCAACGTCCCTAACGCAGTAATGATCAAGAAGGCTGTCAATAGGGTTGTCAAAGCATTCATTCTTGTATTCCTCTGGTCTGTCCATCATCCACTGCCACACTGCCTTGTAGTCAATCTTGTGGAACCCTAACGTGTTTCCCCAAGCTTCGAGGGTGTGTCCTTTCTCGCGGCTCGGGTCGAGAAGCCTGCTTACTATCAATGTATCGTACACTTGATTCAAACGAATCTTCGTCTTCCATAAGCTGTTGAGGAGTCTGAAATCGAATCCTATTCCATTTTGGGCTATCAAGAGAGTAGCCTTGCTTAGATAGCTTGCTAGGCCATTTGGATGTTTCCATAACTTTACTTCTCCAGTTTCGATTTCTTTAGTTACAACAACATGAATCTTATCATGTGCTAGGTTTGTCTCGATGTCTAGGACGATTCGCATAGAGTTCTTCTTCAGGGTCTAAAGGAGATAGATAGTCACAGCCATCCATCTTGCGTGGTGATTCTGAAAAGTATGATTGACGATACTGTGAAGGCTTTGCTTGTGCTCGGTAGCACCGATCAAAGTCAGGACAGGAGTAGTCGTTACACATTGCAATATCTGGCATGTTTTTCCTTTGCTTAACAGGTCTAGTCATTTAATGTTCAACCACAAACCAATCTGTGCAAAGGCATAACCTGTCCAGATCATACCGTTACTCATCTCACCCTTCGTCCATTGTAGCACACCTACAACGAGATACCCCACTCCTGTTGCTCCTACGATAATGTGTTCCAACGAAGTATACATAGTCATTTCTTTTCCTTCTTACCAAATATCTCATCCCAATTATCCCTAAACTTCTGAGGGTCAGGGATGGGCCTCGGTGCTGATCCTTTGCCAGCTTCGCGTCCACCGTTCCCCTGACTCATAGTGCTTCCTCCTCAACTTCAACCATTCTACCAGTATGTCCATTGTACTGCAACTTACACGCTGGTCCGGTTTCCCCGTTATATCTGTTCTTAGCCACTGCAATCTTCGTCAGGTGTCGCTCATTCTCATTCTCAGCCATGCTATTCCTTTCCAATGTAATCACCGCATCGCTCAGTTGAGCAATAGCACCAGAGCCTCGCAACTGTGACAATGACACACTACCTCCATCCTCATGTCCTTGGTTGCCTGTGGGACGTTTAAGGTGGCTCACACATATCAGAGTGATGTTCAGCTCTTGCACCAGTGTGCGTAGCTTCGTCATCATATTGTCAATGGCTTTACGCTCATCGCCAAGGTCTTGACCAGATACAACAATGCTAATGTGATCGAGGAACACGACACGACAATCACAGGCTTTAGCCATGTATCTGATTCGATTGCTAATGTTATCGACATCACTGCTACCAAAATGATCGAATAGGTAAATGCGATTACTGCCCAAAGTTGCATCAAAAGCCTCCTTCAATTCCTGTTCAGTGGTAGGCGTATCAGGCAAGTGTAACAGTTTGTTGGCATGAAGACTCATAATACTTCGTGCTGTCTTGCGTGTTGACTCTTCCAAGAATAACCCACCGATGTTCCAACTTGTGGTCTTCAGTAGGTTAAACAGAATCTCCCGTAGGAATTGACTCTTACCTAATCCACTGCCTGCGGTGACTGTAATCAACTCTGCTGGCCTGATGCCATACAAGAGCTTATTCAAGCCCTTCCAAGGGTACTGTGCCTCTGCCACCGGCTCTGGCTTGGAGATTTCCTCCCAGAGATCAGCAGCATTCACGATACCATCAGGCACATAAGGTGTTGCCCTCCACCACTCGTTCACAAAGTCCTTGGTAGCACCGGCAATCAGGTAGTCACAAGCATCCTTGTAACCACTCTTATGCTGGACAATCTTAGCCTTGTTACCGAACAGTTCTGCCACTTCCTTAGCTGCCTTCTTACCCGGCTCGTCAGAGTCAAAGCATACCACCACCGAGTCAAAGCTGTTAAGCCACTCATAGTTGGCTTTGCAGTCCTTTAACGCTGCCTGAGCGCCATTCCTGATGCTCACTGTAGGGTAGAGGCTCCCTTGCATTTGGAAAGCTGCAAGAGCGTCAAGCTCTCCTTCTGTGATGGTGACAGCCTTGCCTCCTTCGTGAAAGAGAGACTGACCAAATAGTGTTGCTCTAGTGAATTCTCCGGCAATGGAGAATGTCTTTGTAGGAATATAGCGTTTCTTAACAGCCGTTCTAATTCCTCCTCCGTCAGTGTAAGGATAATACTGTGAGTCTCCATCTGTTGTTACTCCATACTTCTCGCATGTTGCCTGAGTGATACCACGATCAGGGATTGGTTTGATAAGTCCGGGTGTGCTGATATTCATTATAGTGACGGTCTTCCGTGCCATATTGTGTCGTGTAACGTGTCGCTCTTCTGATTCATGTTCATGCTCTGTAGTGTTACAGGCAAAGCAGTGTGTGTGCCCATCGTCATAGAGACTGTTTGCGTCAGTGCTTCCACAGTGCTCACAGGCTATGTGACGTAAGAATTTGCTAGCCACAGTTCTTCTCCTTGAGTTTGGCTTCTGTTCGATAGCAGCAATCACGCAGCAACTCGTCAATGAAACCAAATTCCGCTTCTATCTCTTCATCCGTCAGCCCAACCCACCCCCTCTTGACTACTCGCGGGGCCATGTTTAAATCCCTGCCAAGCACCCATGTCACGCAATCATTGCCAGCACCATTCTTGCGAGTCAACAAGGTGGGGTGATGTTTGATCCTCCCATCCTTCCACAGGTCAGTGAACCGCCTCCGGATGGTGTTTATTAAACCTCCATGTTTAAACACAAACTCATCGGGTGTTATGCCGGGTTCACCCACCTCCTCTAGCTCCTCTAAGATGCGGGATTTTATGGAACCCACTCGGAAAGATGCCTTGCTAAACGCTGCTTCCTCTGTTGGAAGCCCATTACTGTGAATGTGAGTTTTAAAATCATCCATTGTTCTTCCTTAGAATTTCCATCATTAGCTGTCTGCAATCATTCCAACCAGCCTTATATTCAGGTGTCTCATGGTCGTGTGCTGTTAAGGCGTCTGGAATTGCTGCTGTCTGAGCTGCCCGTGCGTTTTGTAGAACAAGCACTGCTTTATCCTGTAAAACATAGTCTGCGTCTGTCATGAATCGTTCAGCCTTAAAGCCAATCAAAACAGCCTCCAGCGCCAGCTTAATTTCGTCTTTAGTCATGGTGCTAAGTCCTCATTGATAAGTTCCTCAATGTGATTCCATATTGAATCACCCACGGTATCTGTGATGTCGGTATCTCCAAAGTGCACCCTCACCGCATCCCAGTCAATGTCCCAGAAGGGACCACGACTGTCATAGTCCCTCTCAGCCCTGTACTCTATCCATACAGAGGCATTACCGTTGCCAATGTTAGCGTAAAAGCCCTTCATTTCAGTACTACCTTAATTAAAGTTAAGACACCCACAAACAGTGAGACAATCATTCTTTGCTCTCTTGCATTCGTTGCACTGCACACATTACATCATACATAACCTGTTCATAACCGTTAGTCTTTATCAGACTAGCCATGTCATCAACGACAGAGTGATACCAGCACTCGAACTTGACCATCTCTTGCTCTTGATTGTCCATAAACTCAACCATGTATTCATTCATAATAAATTCCAGTTAGTGAAAGTTAACCGCACTTAAAGTACTTTGACGTTACATAGATGTATATATACGTTAATGTTATAAGATACTTATATAAGTACTTATAGTATGTAATCATCTATGTAATGTCTTAGATACTCTAATGTATTATTGTACTCGATCATTCGTCCTTGTCAACATCTAAAGTGTAACAATTTGTAACAGAGTCATCATCCACAGTGTCCTCATCGTCATAGTCTGTCTCCTTCACCAAGTCTGCCCTGTCCTTGGTCGGGATGTTCGGGACATCCTTCATACACCTGTTGCACATGTCCAAGAATTCATGTGTCATCCCGTGTCTACGTGTTGATTCGTAGTCTGTCAGTTTCTTATCACAAGCTATACATCGCATTTAACACCCCTTTGGCTATGTAGCCCTTAGTTGATTGATTTGAAGCCCTTGTAGGCCCGTTTAAAGCCCTTGGTGAGGCTTTCGTGAGGGCAGTAGTAAGTCAATTAGCCACTGAATCATAGTATCCCGCTAGTAGGTAAGCACAAAGTACTACACACAGTATCAGCCAATGATTATATGTTTTCATGTTCAATCCTTACCATATCCTCAATGTCAAGGATGATCTGATAGTCAACGATGTTCTTTACATCCTGTTCCAAACCCTCAATGTACAGGTCGGTGCATTCGACAATCAAGGGTAAGGACTCAATGGATTGAATCTCACACAGTCCGTAGAAGTCGAAACCTTTTATTTTGTAGGTGAATTGTTTTATCTTGGTCATAGTGTAATCTCAACCTCTGATTCTGTTTCAATCCATACCCTTGCACCACATGATAAAGGTTTATCAGGTGAATAGACAACCTTGCTTGACCCTTTAATCTTCACCTCGTGAGCATAGTTATTAGATTTATAAGTCTTTACAGTAAGTACAGGCTCTTTAACCTCTGCTTTGATGTTTCGCCTGACAGCGTGTTGGTTGACATGAATAATTGTTTTCACAATAGTGCCTCCTCAATGGTTGAAAGGTCAAATTGTACAGGCTTGTGTGCATCCCTGTCAAGCATTAATGCCTTAGATTGTTCGGTCTGTTGACCGTTGACGCTTGGAAAAGGCCACACAAAAGGGACTGTTTCCCTATATAGCATAGTGTCATTGTCCATTGTGATCCTTAACTCGCTTAAGTGTGAACAGGTCAAGGCACTTACCCTTAGCCCATATCATCAACCCCGTTTCAAGGTCAATGTGGGACGTTTCAGGCCCGTAATCGTTGCACTCTAGCCAGTGGGTACAGATACCCCGTTCAGAGGCGCTAAAGGCTACTATACCGCTGGACTTGAATTGAACTTCATACCTGCTCATGTTGCACCTCCATTTCTTCAACGTCAACTTCAAAAGGCACTGAGTTGTCAATAAAGGCCTGCCGGGATGCATAAGGCAGGCTAAAGACAGTCCCGAATTGACGGTTTACTTGCGCAAGAACCTCAAGGGGCAAGCTGTCCTTGGCCCTGTCAGGCTCTTGTGAGTCTGTCACTCTTACCTCTCGACCATCAGGTAAGACAACAAACTGACAGGCGGCAATCGAGCCATGTTTAATGGTGTATTTCATGTTTAACCCCTTAGACCTTTGATGATTCATTATTGAACACAAAAACATAATCATTGGAGGGCAACTGACCACCCATCAAATCACCATAATGAGCAAACCCCCAACCCAGCTTCTCAACCAAAGCTTTAGCGGCGGCGGCATGGACAGCCATACCTGACAACTCGTGAGGGTATCCAATGGTTACAGAACCAGCCTCACAAGTGGCTTTGATGCGTGAGCCACGGCAGTTCGTTGCTGGCAGGTACTTGGTGATGATTGCTTGCATGATGATAAACCTTTAGGTTGATTGCCTGAGACAGTCAGACTACTGAACGCAACATGCGTTGCTGAGTGAGAGTATTTATTTAACGCTTCACTACATAGGACTCTAACATAGACGTTAAAGCCCTACACAGTAGAGGGTCATTTGTACCCGTTTACATAAGGATACACCCTAATTTGTAACTGTTTTTGGTTCATTTGACTGCAAAACTCAAAGGCTTTTTTTAAAGCCTCTTCGTCAGTTTCGGCGAAAACATGAGGCTCCACAAACGGCAGGTATTCACCATAATAAGTGACACAGCAGACATAATGTTTCATAGCTTAAACTCCCAAGGCCAGCAGTACACCCCAAAAGGCGAACACTGCAAGGCAGGCGATTGTGATTATAGTTTCTTGAATATCGTGTTTCATTGTGTACCTTTAATTATGCTTTTGCGTATGAACGCAAGGTTCTGATATAACCAGCCTTGTCCGCCCGTGCCTGAGTATTCCCCTGCCAAGCCACCACGACAACCCCTGATGCCTTGACACCAAGGAAGCGGCCCTTGTCTGCCTTGTTACCCGCATAAACCCACTGGCCTGGTTGAGCGTGTTTGAGGAGGTCAACAGGTACTAACCAAATATCGAATGATGATGTGAAACGCATAGTAGATTCTCCAACAGTGTGAAAGTACACTCCAAAGCCCACATTGTAGGCTTCAGGGTAGACTGTCAGGCCTGAGCCTTGAGCATGGCGTCAAGTCTATCATACCCTGCGACACGTTGTGCACGGTCGTCAGAGGCCACCAGAGAAGAACAGAGGCGCATCTCTGAGATGATGAAAGCGATGGCCCGTGCATTTGCTCCGTCTGTGCTTGACCTGTCCCACACGGTGGTGGCGACAGCTTCGAGCTTGGACATGGTGGCCTCGATGCTCTTGATTTCGTTGGCGGTGAATCGCATGGTGTTCCTTGTTTGTGGAGTCAAGCCTTTCCCGACTCCATGAATGTAGTGTACCACCACCAGACACCAGAGTCAAGCCTTTTGAAGTGATTGTTACACTTTGTTACAACTATCTGTCAGATTGATTTAAACGACCTACAAGCCCGTTCGACCGTTGACCTTGCTAGACCCTTAGAAGAAGTTGTCCACAGTGCTAGTGATAGTTGTCCACAATCTAGCTCTTATATAAGACTAACAACTTGTGTATAACTCTGGCATGATAGTTGCCCTGTTGTGAATAACCTAACAACTTGTGCATAACTTTAGAGTCTAAATTGTGACTGGCAAGTATACGTTGTAGGTTCCTACATCATCCCCCACACCAGCGAGTCTACAATGTGACTGCCCAGTATCTTTATAGTTGACACGATTCTTGCATGGACTACGTAGTATTACTTATGACTCATAAGTAGCATTGTGACTCATTAGTAACGCAGTGACCAACGAGTATGCGAGTGACTGACTGGTATAGATAGTGACTGATCAGTATCTTTAGTGACTACTTAGTAGGGGGGGAGGGGTAGGGCTGTTGAGTTTATCTTTGCAGGAGCCTGCAACATTCACAAAAAGGAATTAATTAGGGACATATTAGAATAGTTACTTAAAGCGCTAAGTAGTTGATCTGTAAAGAAAAGTAATATACTTAGACATTCCCTAGTGTTCAGGCTTAATTGGGGACAGATCAGCGGAGCGTCAGTGCTTAAAGACTAGGCAGTTATCTTGCATGTAACTTACAAATGTACAAGCATAAGTGTAATAGTTGTACAGTTTGTGTAACAAACGAAATAAATTGTAACAAAACTTACAAAAAGCTTGACAAATGAGAAAAGTGTGATATAATATCTGTATAGACAATAAAGTACCTAAGACGATTGACCCACTTCTTAGGCTTCGGAATCTGCACAGTTGGATACAACGAATGTATAAGTAACATACTATAAGTAACTTATTACAAGTATCTTATAATATATCTCTTAGTAAGTTCTTAACTTAAACGAAACTTTAAAGTACGTTAAGTGTATAAGGATTTGTCTCCCTAAAAGAAAGGATAAAGACAAATGGATAATATTGAATCAAATAAACGTACCAAAGCTGGAAGACCAAAGAAGTCTGAGATTACTGAAATTAAAGAAAGTAGATCAGTAGGTCGTCCTAAAGGTGAGGCTGCAATTATCAATGAATATAAGCTACGTATGCTTAATTCACCTAAGTCAGCTAAAGTCCTTGAAGCCATTTACGATGCAGCTTTAAACGATGAACATAAAAACCAAGCAGCAGCATGGAAGTTGATTGTCGATAGGATTGTTCCTATCTCAGCCTTTGAGACTGCAAAGCAGGGTGGTGGTGGAATGCCTACCATCTCTATCAATATATCTTCAGTAGGTGCTCCTACGGTTGAGACAGCAGATGACATTATTGATGTCGAGCTAAAGGATTATTGATGAGCTACTATACATATGCACATTTTACAGCAGACACCAAAGAGCTGTTCTACATTGGCAAAGGCCACTACAGAAAAGACCGACCACAGGCTACAAGAGCAGCTTCTTCTAAGGGTAGAAATAAGTACTGGAATAACATTGTTAAAAAACATGATGGTTTTACGTATGAAGTTCTTGCTGAATGGTCTACAGAAAAAGAAGCTTTAGATCATGAAATGTTTTTAATTCCTCTCTTTAAAGAGATGAACATTCGTTTATGTAACCTTACAAATGGTGGAGAAGGCTTGTCAGGCTGGCATCATACCGAAGAACATAAAAAGAAAATGTCGGAATTACAAAAAGGTAACACTTATTGTAAAGGTAAAAAACTCAGTAAAGAACGAGTAGACGCTTTAAGCAAACTTCATAAAGGAGTTCCAAAAACAAAGGAACACCGTGAAAACCTAAGCAAAGCTAGAACAGGTATACAAGTTCCTTCCACGTGGAAACAAATACATTGTATAACAACAAATGTTATTTACCCTTCTTTAACAGCGGCCGCTCTAGACACAAGCTGTGATCCATCTCATATTGTAAAGTGCTGCAAAGGAAAACTAAAACAAACAAAGAAAAAGGAGTTTGAATATGTCAGTAGTTGACTTATCGTTTAAACTCCTAAACTGGCAACAAAAAGTATTTAATGACCCTACTCGCTTCAAAGTTGTAGCAGCAGGGAGGCGTTGTGGTAAGTCCAGACTATCAGCAATCAAACTATTAATTGAAGGGCTTAATTGTCCTTCAGGTTCTGCTGTAATGTATGTAGCTCCTACTCTTGGGATGGCTCGGACAATTATGTGGGATTTGTTACAAGACCTTGGAAGGCCTGTAATTAAGTCTTCACATTTGAACAACCTTGAAATTACTTTAGTTAACGGACGAAAGATTTTACTTAGAGGCGCAGATAACCCAGACTCATTACGGGGGGTATCGTTAACCTTCGTTGTGCTCGATGAATGTGCTTTTATTAAAGAAGATACTTGGCAAAAGATTCTTCGTGCTGCTTTGTCTGACCAAAAAGGAAGAGCTTTGTTTATTAGTACTCCTTCGGGACGTAACTGGTTTTATGAAACTTTTAAACTAGGCAAAGACAATACAGACGAAGAATGGAAATCATGGCACTTTACTACAGCGGACAATGAAACCATTGATCCAAAGGAAATCGAAGCAGCTAAAAGAACACTAAGTACTTTTGCTTTCAAGCAGGAATACTTATCCAGCTTTGACACATCCGGCTCTGACATCTTCAAGGAAGCATGGATCAAGAAAGGTCCAGAGCCTAAGGATGGTTCATACATCATCGCCATTGACTTGGCAGGCTTTGAAGACATTGCCGATGGTTCCCAGAACAAGAAGAGACTAGATGAATCTGCCATTGCCGTGGTGAAGGTAGATGATGAGGGTACTTGGTGGGTTAATAAGATTGAGCATGGACGATGGGACATTAAAGATACCTGTATGCGTATCTTAAAGAACATCAAAGAGTTCCAGCCGCTGTCCATAGGTATTGAGAGAGGTACAGCTAAGAATGCTGCCTTGACGATCCTACAGGACATGATGAGGAAGTATAACACCTACGCTCACATCCAGACACTTACTCACGGTAACAAGAAGAAGACTGATCGTGTCATCTGGGCCTTACAAGGACGGATGGAGCATGGTAAGGTAATCTTGAATGAGGATGGTGATTGGGCTGACTTTGAAGACCAACTCCTTATGTTCCCTACCAAGGGCGTACATGATGACTTGGTAGATGCTCTTGCATATATTGAACAACTTGCCCTCAACTCATACGTTTCCGATTACGAGGACGATGACTACGAGGTTTTAGATATTTTGACGGGCTATTGACCCGCTTTAAAAGGAATTTAAAATGGCTACTAGACAACAAATTCAAGATAAACTTGATCGAGCAAAAGCACAAGAACAATCTAATAACCCTAATAACAATCTCAGACCTGCTGCTCTTTATAAAGCATTGGGCAAGGATAAAACTCCTGCTTATGAATCTGCAAAACTTCGCGCAAACATGGCAGAACAAGAATTAGAAGCAATGGATCGTGCACCTAATAGTCGAGAACAATATCTTCACGAAAAAGAACAAGGCGATCCTAGCGCAAATCGTTTGTCTTTTGAAGACTGGAAGAAACTTTAAAGGTATACAATGGATGACAACTTAGAAACAAGTCAGTACGAAGAACCTACAGAGTCCGACAAAGAGCTGGCTAACTGGGTTGTCTCTCACACTGACAAGTGGCGCGACTACCGCGACCAGAATTACTTAGATAGTTGGCTTGAGTATGAGCGTATCTTCCGTGGCGTATGGGCTGCTGAGGACAAGACTCGTGACTCGGAGCGTAGTCGTATCATCTCCCCTGCAACGCAGCAAGCCATTGAGACTCGACACGCTGAGATCATGGAAGCTATCTTCGGTCAGGGTGAATGGTTTGACATTGAGGATGACATCAAGGACGTTAACGGTACAGCTATTGACGTTGAGCAGTTAAAGGCTCAGTTGATGGAAGACTTCAACCGTGACAAGATTAAGAAGGCCATTGATCAGATTGAACTGATGGCTGAAATCTACGGTACAGGTATCGGTGAGATTGCCATCAAGACTGAGAAAGAGTACGCTCCATCCACTCAGGCGATCCCCGGCGTACAAGGACAAGCAGCTATCGGTGTTACCGAAACAGACCGTATCTCGGTAAAGCTGGTTCCTGTTAATCCTAAGAACTTCTTGGTTGACCCTAATGCCACGTCCTTGGATGACGCTATGGGTTGTGCCATTGAGAAGTTCGTATCGGTGCACCAGATCGTTAAAGGCATGGAGTCAGGTATCTATCGCAAGATTGACCTTGGCACAGATGGCCCTGATGATGACTTAGAAGCCACCGAAGAATCTGTATCCTACCAAGATGAGCGTGTACGTCTGTTGACTTACTACGGCTTGGTTCCTCGTGAATACTTGGAACAGTTAGAGAATGAAGAAGAGATTGCTGATCTGTTCCCAGAAGACTCCTTAGCTGATGACTACGCTGAACTCGTTGAAGCCATCATCGTTATCGCTAACGGCAATAAACTGTTGAAGGCAGAAGCTAACCCCTACATGATGAAGGATCGTCCTGTCATGTTGTATCAAGACGATACAGTCCCCGGACGAGTATGGGGTCGTGGTACGGCTGAGAAGGCCTACAACATGCAGAAAGCCATTGATGGTAGCCTGCGTATGGATAGCGATGCTCGTGCCCTTACAGCGGTTCCTATGATGGCTATGGATGCCACCAGACTGCCTCGTGGTGCTAAGTTTGAAGTTAAGCCGGGTAAATCTTTCCTTACGAATGGCGACCCAAATCAGATCATGATGCCTTTGCGCTTCGGTGCTCCGGACAACTCATCGGTGATGGCTTCACAGAACTACGAACGACTCTTGTTACAAGCTACAGGTACGGTTGACGGTGCAGGAATGCCTTCGGCAGTTCCCCGTGATGCAAGTGCCGGTGGTATGTCGATGGCAATGGCAGGAATTATCAAGAAGTACAAGCGTACCTTGTCTAACTTCCAAGAAGATTTCCTGATCCCTTTTATTAACAAAGCTGCTTGGCGTTACATGCAGTTCGATCCTGAGCGTTATCCGTCTGTGGATGTTAAATTCATTCCTACAGCTACCTTGGGTATCTTGGCTCGTGAGTTCGAACAACAGCAATTTATCGCTCTCTTACAGACATTAGGACCTGATACACCTGTGTTACCTCTAATTCTCAAAGGGATCGTACAGAATAGCTCGTTAAGTAACCGTATGGAGCTTATTGCTACCTTAGAACAAATGAGTCAGCCTAATCCTGAGCAACAACAGCAGCAACAGATGCAACAACAAGCTATTATGGCTAAGATGCAGGCTGATTTGGAACTGTTACAAGCTCAGATTCAGAAGACACAAGCTGAAGCACAGCAAACAATGACTGAAACACAGTTAATGCCCGAAGAATTGCGAGTTAAAGTCGTTCAAGCTGCCTCTACTAACCTAGATAACGGTGATGACTTCAGTAAGCGTCTTAAAGTGGCTGAGTTGATGCTTAAAGAGAAGGAAATTAACAATAACTTGAGGGTTGTTCAGTTACAAACTGTGCAAGATCAAGATAATGTGGATTCCCGCTTCATTGAAGAACTTACTCGAAAACTGGGTGAATGATGGACGAGAAACAAACAGTTAATTCGCTGATCAAAACCGCTAATGCTCTTCAAAGAGCAATAGATAAGAAAGAATCTACCGAGAAAGCTATTGCTGAAACTTTGGCAACCTCCTTCAAAGCCTTCAAACAGGAGGTTAGAGGGGAGGTTTCCCGTATCAATGTTGCTCTTCCCGACAAGGGAGACAAAGGCGATAAGGGTGTCAAAGGTGATAAAGGTGATAGAGGAACTGACGGTAGGGACGGTTTAGACGGTAAGGACGGAAAAGATGGTACTGATGGCTCTGATGGTATCAGTGTTGTCACTGCCTATATTGATTTCGATGGTAGCCTTGTTTTAGAGCTTTCAGATGGCACACAGATTAACGCTGGTGATGTCTCGGCTGAAGATAAGGAGTCTGTCTTTGCTACTTTGAAGCAAGGAGCTGCTTCCCTGAATGAATTACTGCCTTCACAGACAGGTAACTCGGGTAAGTATCTGACAACCAACGGAACAGACACATCTTGGGCCACTGTATCAGCAGGTTCTATGGTGTATCCCGGCGCAGGTGTTGCAGTATCTACAGGTACAGCTTGGAATACTTCTAAGACAACACCTACTGGTGATATTGTAGGTACTACTGACACTCAGACACTGACCAACAAGACACTGACCAACCCAACTGTTACCAACTACACAGAGACTCAAAACACGGCCAACACAGGCTCTGCGATCACGCTGAGTTTGACCGATGGCACTGTTGAGAATCTTACGTTGACTGCTGGTGCGACTATCACGATGCCTACTGTGGGCGCTGGTAAGTCATTCATCCTCTATCTGAAAACAGGCGCTGGAGGATACGCTGTCACATGGACAACTGTAAAGTGGCCTGCGGGGACTGCTCCTACGATCACTTCTACAGCATCACGCATGGACATTTATTCATTCTTCAGCGATGGCACTAACTGGTATGGAACTACAGTAGGCCAGAACTACACACCTTGAGGTAATTAATGTTTGCTGCTTCTAAGACCGCTGCTGCTGCGGCAGGTACACCACCACCGTCAACTGACCCTCAGTTCAACTATGTCACTATGCTGTTGCATGGTGATGGAACCAACGGTGCTCAGAACAACACGTTTGTGGACAGCAGCACCAACAACTTCACGATCACCCGCAACGGTACGCCTACGCAGGGCAGCTTCAGTCCTTATGGGGATTTGTGGAGTAACTTTTTTAATGGAACGACTGATTACATATCTGCACCAGCCAACGCCGCCTTCAACTTTGGCTCTGGTGATTTCACAGCGGAATGTTGGGTCAACTTACGTTCATTTGGTTCTGGTTCTCGTGCTTTTGCTCAAACAGATGCTTTAGGTCTTCAATCAGATACAAGCATTTTGCTTGATATTAGTTCTAGCGGTGTTGTGACTGGTTATGTTAGCAACGGTACATCGTATATTTCAAGAGCAGGTTCTGCATCAATAACAACCAACACTTGGAACCACATTGCAATGGTGCGTAATGGCACAGAGTTGAGAATGTACGTTAATGGAGCACAAAGCGCCTCAACCAGCTTGTCAGGCGTCACGCTTCCAAGCAGCTCACAACCATTTACTGTCGGAAGAAATGGCAGTAATAACGGACTTTATACCAACGGCTACATTGCCAACGTCCGTATCGTCAAAGGCACAGCCCTCTACACCAGCAACTTCACGCCATCCACGACACCTCTAACGGCTGTCTCTGGCACATCGTTGCTGACCTGCCAAAGCAATCGTTTCCGTGACAACAGCAGCAACAACTTTGCAATCACTGTGACAGGCACTCCGTCTGTGCAGCGGTTCAGCCCGTTTGACCCTGCTGCTGAGTACAGCACGAGTGTGATTGGTGGGAGTGCTTATATTC